TTACCAACCTGTGATTATTCCTTTATTAACCTGAACCTGAACACTTCCAATAGTTAACGTTCCTGTAGCTCCAAATTTACCATTTGCTCTATAATTACCATCATAAATATTAATATCCCCTTTTTTCAATGTTACTCCGCCTTTTTCAATTAAAATAGCATCTATTGTTGAAGAAACTGCTTGAATCCATAAAGCTCCTTTATATTCATTTTGTCTATATTTTCCTTCACTAAATATTTTTAAATAATAATCAACTCCTCCTGTTTCTATTTCAAATTTTACACTATGGGTATCTCCACCAGCACAATATGAGAAACCATTCTCATTTTGCCCACAAAAAGCACCTGAGTACCAATCATTATTAATTAATTTGAGTCCATTTCTATCAAATCGAAAAAATTTTTGATACGTTTTTAGCATATTACTGACAAACCTTAGTCCTTGTTTATTGTATTCAAGTCCTTCATTAATGGTAAATTCTCCTACCTGTCCTTTCATCACCTTCAATTCTCCATTAACCCCATCAAGACTAAGATTAGGATTAGATAAGGAAGGAGATTGAGAAATCATTTTTTGATCTTTAAAAACAAACCCTGCAATATTTGCATTTTCAGCGATTAATATATTTACTGCCAATTGTTCCATAGCATTTAAACGAATAAACTCGTTGGTTGGATTCTCTTGCGCTGTTACATTGTTGTATCCTCCCTTTAATTTCCACCAACTATCCGTAATACGATGGTAGATATAATCAACGACATCGTCATTATTGCGATACACCTCTCCAACTTTCCATTCGCGTTGAATCGGTAATTGTCCTGGACGCCCTTGAGCTCCATCTATTACCTTAGAAATAGAGATTACATCTTCATATTCTTGATTTTGATTATTTTTTACCACAACCCGATACGTTTCTACGGCAGCAACCTGCGTATTGGCCACAATGAGGTTTTGATTTGTCCCCACTGCGGTTGTTCCGGTTCCTTTGTACCAAGCATAACTTACTGCTGTAAAATTATAAGGTACTGCCTTAAGCGTAAGGTTCGCAGGGGTATTCCCTTGAAACTGTGTTCCTGTAGCTTGGATGCGCACCGAATTGATGCGCTCCCTTAGCCTTATTGTTCTAGATCCGTGAACTTGTCCCATAGTTTTTTAATTTTCTTGTGCCTCAAATAACACGCAAATCTCGCTTACCGCTGCTGCTTCAATATCTGTATATCGAATTGTTACGGAAGCCCCTGTTGTTTGGGCGCCGATATTCGTCCCATTGAGCTTAATCTTTTGATACTTATACGTCCAAGTACCTGAAGCAGGTGTGGTTGTTCCTCTATAAACTACCTTAGGTGTGTATTTAACGGATCCACCTGGTTGTAAATCATCTTCAATGCCTTCTACATTGTACATCAACTCCAGTGAATCCGTTTCATCACGCACAGATATCATCGCTGTTTTTACCAACTGCCCACCTTCAAAAATATCCACCAAATACGTGTCATACGTTTGAATATCCGCCGCTGTTAATGCTAGCGTTTGAGCGGTTTTTCCTGGGAGTAACATACGATTATCTGCTATACTATCATTGGCTAAGTCCTGTGCTTGATCTAGGGTTGATTTATACCATTGATATGTAATTCCCGCAGTTAAAACCGTACCTCCTTTTTCTAACATCGCTTTTAAAGTAACTGTTGGATAAGTGGATGTAATAGTTGCACCACGCCCGTTGGCATCTAAAATATAAGCACTATAGGTATTGGCTGAAATATTTTCTTTAGCCACATTAATTAACGCTGCAATTGCCGTGGTATATCCTCCTGTATAAGCATTGGCATTAAATTCAATGGAACTCGTTGTGTCAATGGCATTCATAATATCCGCTTTAATCTTTAAAGCAGGCACCTGGATGGAACCAATTGAATAGGTTGTTTTTTCAAATCGCGCATCTGTATTAGCAATCACTTGTCCATTGAACTTCCAAACCACAGCTGTTAACTGTGTCGTTGAAAGGGGAGTATTCGTCAAAGAAGTAAGTACTTGCGCATACACCATTCTGTTTTCAGCAGCATTTGCCCAACTTCCTACAGCCACACCATTTTGATACTTTGCTACTAAGGGCTTATCAGCAATCAACGAACTCGAAATGGTATCTCCCTTTTTTCCTAATTTAATCGTTCTCGATCCTCTTACTATTTCCATGTGTCAATTTTATTTAATGCTTGCGCGGTTTCTAATTCTTCATATTCAAAATCAATGTGATGTTCCTTTTGACTGTAGATAGTCAACATATCCTTTTTAAAAATCACTTGATTATCTTGGGTTGGAAAATAGTGATCTTCAGGAATAACTCCCTTTTCAACCGCTATCGACTCCTTCATTATTATGTATTTCATTGCTTACGCTTTTAGGGTTAAATCTTCTCTAAGTTCATAATCCAATTGTTTATTGGCATCATTTAATGCTTTGATATCCGCAATGGCAATTTTTACTTTGAATCCTTTATACTTAAAGGTTCCATTAGCTTGCTTCAACCATCCCACAGAGAAAAATTGCTCTGGCTGTTTGATAACGCCATCATTGGTATTTAACACCATTTCGATTTGTACTGTGGTCGATTCAGGTGACACCGTTGTAGGATACAAAACATCAGCTGTATAGGCAGGGAGCTTCTTCATGAGCATAAAATCTGCGGTGTATAATTTGGCTGGTTTGGGATTGGGACGGTAGTTTTCTGGAAGTGAAGTCGTCGTTTTATAGTGCTTGGTTTTATCGTCCAATACCGTTTGTAAATCTTCTTTGGATGGTGACCAAGGCGTGGCTTTATTTCCTTTTTCTACCTTCAATGATTCTTTAAACTTATCAGCATATGACTGAACAACTTGAACAACAATATAAGTCGCATCATTAGAAACATCAATTACTCGAGGTAAAATGGTATCACGATTAGAATTAAAAACTTCTGCACCAATAATTACGTTTGTTTTAATATAGCCACTTCTTAAAATAGTAGTTCCTGAAACATCTCCGCTTAATACCCAACTTCCTCCTCCTTTTGGTATAGGAATTGCAAACAAAGCTGAATCGGAAGCAGATGCTATTCCTGGAGTAGCTGTAATCCATGCTTTAATCCAATTATTTGATCTCGTATAATAATTCTCTCCATTCAATTGATACAGATCTCTCCATTCCTTGACTTGAGCATCTCCTTCGACCTTTTGGTCAACCAATTGATTAAAATAGGCAGAACAATCGGCAATTTCACATTTAAACACATCTCCTTTTGTGGTTAACGCTGTTGAAGGTACAAAAAGTTGGCTTTTTGCCGTTCCTTTGTACCCGTTGGCTTCTGTGAGTAAGGTAGTTCCTTTGTACCACCAGTAAGCTGTTGGTTTTTTACTACTGCCTTGTACTAAATCAGCCTGACAAATAAGTCCTTGATTGTTTTGAGTAGGAAAGAGATTATATCCTACAGGAGCTGCTGTTTCCACCAAAAGAGGAGCTTCTGCAATTGGCAAGGTAATCAGGGTAAACGATTCTTGAAAATTAACCACGCGCTTGGTGGTGGGCTCCATAAATCGCGCTGTGAACAAAAGCGTTACTGGCTCCAAATCGCTGACATTTTTAAAAATGGTAATCATCCCTTTATCTGCTCCTGTTCCGATTCTAAACTCTTTGTCTGTGGCTATAATTTCGGTATACCCTTTAGGAGAAGAAATTTTCCAACTTACATCAGTTAGTTGTTCATTGACCAATCCTTCTGCCAATTTATGGGTATCATTTACTCCACATTCAATCAATACCACATAAGGATCAATGCGTCGATCTGGTTCAAAATAACGCGTATTGGCATTGTAATTTTGTCTGGTACTACCACTTTTCACAACTACATTTTTGTAGGCGTTTAAAGGTTTGTAATCTACTTTTATATTTAAAACTCCGTTTTTCATTATCCTATATTTGTTTGTGCTGTTAAACGTTGATTGTGCACCATTGCCTGACAAATAAACACAATAGGTCTTGTGTGAATATTTGCTGTAAAATCCTCAGCTGTTAAATGAAGTACAGGCTCCGTTTTTCCTTGGCTCCAAATAGCATCAGAATCTCGATCTTCTAATGTATCCCCCGATTCGCGAAACCATTGCCAAGAAACAACCTCTGCACTGTAATTATTAAAATACCGTTCTACTGTTACTGTTAAAGTGGTTTGCATATAATCAGCGGATATACTCTCCCCTGCGGAACTATCAATGAATAGATGAAGTGCATCTGTTCCTATAATTTCCTCAATCTCTTGAGGAACCGTCTTGGTATTATTAAGAATGGTAACAAGTTCATTTGTCTTTGCCACTAAAGCGTTAAACTCGGCAGAACCAATGGTTTCTTCTGAGGCAATTAATTCTTTGTCAATCAGCTTCTGCTTGACCGCATTGTCAAACTTTTCTTCTATTCTTAGCTTTTCCATGCTATTTCAACCTTACAATTTGCCAGTATACCATAGGCATTTCATTACCATTTAATGGCATCGTTATATTAATTAAAAAATGATCTGAACTGCGGTGCAAAAGATTATGTTTAGCTCCCACCATATAAGATGTATTTTGATGAGCTCTAGTCAACGTATAGATAACCATCGAATTTGCTAATTCCTCTTCTGTCAATTTTATATGTGCACAATGAACTACACCGTGGTTTTCTCCATCATATGCGTTAACAGCTGTATTTGTTGTAACACCTGAATCAATGACGATTTGTTGTTTATATCGCTTTAAAGCAGCTATAGGGAAAGAATGTAATCCTCCTGTTCCTATTCGCGCCGTTTTCACACTATAAGCTGGCAAAGATTCTACTGCTGTAACGGAATTAGGATTCGTATTAAAAGACTCATTATCAATAATTTCATCTATTGTAAGTGTCGAATTAATTCCGATTAGACCTCCTACAAAAGGGATAATTTCTCCATTAAAAACAAATGCCCCATCACTTAGTTGTGTTTTAGTCAAATTGAGATTCATTCCCCAAACTACTTCATAGTTTACTTTTGATTTAGCAAAGGCGGAAACTGCATTCAGCGTGTTATCTTGAAGGAACTCCAGTGTTTTGATGGATACAGGATACCCTGTACCCGAGAATATTAATTTTTTCATTCTGTTTTGATTTTATAGTTTTTGGAAAACAATTTGTAGTAATTAATTTGTGCCTGTATTTGAAATTCAAAGTCAATTAAATCATTTGGAATCGACACTGTGAAATCAAATGCATTGTAATGAGCACCTTTGCTAAAAAAATGCACAGGCTTGCCATCCGCTATGTGATAGGTAAACATAGGTTTACCATCTTCCACATGATATAACCAAAGCGGAACATTGGGTTTGCTATTTTCTACTTGAATCCGCCTTAAATTCTTGTCGAATTTATCGTTGAGCATTTTCTCTAAATAAACTACCTGTCCGTTGTGTTTGACTTTGTATTCCGCATTTTTCTTAAAACTAAGAAAGGCACTATAGTTAACTTTTAGCGGTAAAACAGCACTGTGAATCAAGGCCAATAGCAAGGGGGTTCGCAATACTTTTGGAATAAAAAAGGTAACTAATCGATTCCAATTCAGGTAATAAACATTATTCATACTCCATAAAAGGTTTATAGGTAATTACTGTATTGGTTTCATCGAGTTTCATATAACCCGCATCGGCAGTTCGCACTTCATTAATCAATCCTACATTAGGGTTTTGAGTGGATTCATAATCATAGAAACCATATTTTGACCAAGCAGCTACAATCTTTACCATAGAAACTCCTTCAATCTGTTGGATTTCATCCATCAATTTGGTTTCTACAAAAGCACCATTGAAACGCAAACTCTTTAAATAGTCGTGAATGACGTCAATCACAGGGTGTTGAAGTGTACCATCTAAACGAGAGCCATCTTGTGCCAAAATCATTTCATTGTAGTACACATCCAAATGAAGTTTCAAATCATCTGCTGCATTCGTGGTCGGTACAACATAGGTTCCTGCGTCTGTCACTCTATTCATATAGCTTTCAAATGCTTTTAATTCGGCAGGGGATAGCGGATGTAACTCTTCCTTTTTTCGCTTGACTACTTTCATTCTCAAATACCCCTGCATTTTAACAGGTGCAGCGTTGGCAATAATTTTCGCTTGCTGAATTTCCTTTTCTGTTAGCCCCGTTATATCATACTGATCAGATTCAGTCAAGGATTGCCCAAACATAAAATCTAACGCTTTTTCTCGGTACCATTTTTGATTGTGAATACGCGATTTTGCAATTTCTTCATTGATTTCTACTTTGTTTTGATCCAACAACTTTTCAAAAAACCAAAGGGCAAATGCAATCGTTTCAAACAATAGGTTTTCTATCGACACTTTGCTAAATTGCTGCTCAAACGTTTTTACAGGGTCTAATTTGTAGGTTTCTTTTACCACAGCATTAGCGATATAGGTATCGGTAATCTGTTTTTTTATTTCTCTAATTTCTCTAGCCATAGTTCATTTATTATAGTACTGGAGTTATCCCTTTTAGGAGGAATTCCTCTAAAGGTAATTCTCGACTTACCCCATTTACTGTTGCTATTTCAATCTGCTCTCTCCTATAGTAATCCAACACACTTTTAGTTGTTCCCTCACTAGGGGGGAGTTCCAAGTTGGTTCCTACCGGTAAAAGATCCGTACAACTGATATTATTTGCCAAAGCAACATCGAATAAGGCACTGATATTACCATACGCTTGTAGGGTAATATCGAATAGGGATTGATTATTTTTTATAGTTTGCATCAATGACAAAGGGTTTATTAGGGAATAAGTCCAATCGATAAACAACCAACTCATCTTGGGCAAACTGTTCGCGAATGCGATGTCTCCACGCGAGGTAATCGTGTTCCAAGAGCATATTACTCAATCCGACACCCAGGGTTGGATTCATTTTCCACTCGCCTGGATGCGTAATCAAAAGCAAGGATTTATTTTGCTCCACAATATCATTCACGACGATTCCTTGTGTAATGAGGCCTTGTTGATCTCGTTGCACCTCAACGTGCAAGTCCATGAAAGCAGGATGCTCTTTATCTCCCTGAATCTGTATTCCAATATTTTTACTCATTTTATAGTTCCTTGTATAGTTCCTGTTACTGCACCACCTGAATTTGCTAACCCACCTAAATACTCGATTTCACCTTGTTTGACATATGTATCAATCGCAGTGGCTAAACGCGTTGCAAATTCATTAAAAGAGTTTTCCTCTCTTTTCATCATATCTTCAAGCAATTGCTTGATTCCCGTTTCTAGTTTACTCTTATCTAAAGCCATACTTTATCCGTTTACATTAGTTAAACAATGTTTTTAAATCGCGTTCTAGCTGTTGGACTTTTTGTTGCGTGGGTGGTAGGGGCGTTCCGGAAGGACCGGTTCCCGTGCTAACAGTCAGCGTTTTGATCGCCTCACATAGATTGGCCAACGTTTGTCCGAGATCCACGCCATTCACTACTATACTCACCTTATCTTCTAAGGTAATTTGCATTGCCTCATTTACAAGTTCAATTTTATCTACCTCATTGATTTGCACAACAAATAAATTGTTCAGGTCCCCACTTTGAGAGAAAACGATTACATCACTGCCAATTCGAGGCGTAAGCAATAATTTTTGTTCGGCTCCTGTTTGAGTTGCCTTGAGCCTGACACCATTCAATTCCAATCCACTAGCGAGTTGAATGGAGCAGGTCTCTCCTTTTATTTGCGTAACTTTTGCAGTAAATGGGAGGTTCCACATATCTCCAACAATCTGTTGGATGAATTGTCTTACATTTTTTGCACTCATCTATCCTAATTTTATTCCAGGTTCAATCGTTCTCACTCCCCCTGCATCACTAAAGCTAGTTTTTACACTTGCAACATAGTAGGATCCCCTTCGTTCTGGATATTCTTGATCAATAATTTCTACAGTAAACCCAGGAGATACAAAAGGTACCAACCAACTTGTCAAGGATCCATTTAAACGATCTGCTTTCTTTTTTTCGTAAATGGACATGGCTAATTTTTGAATATCCTTCCCTTTTGCATTTCCAATTTTTAACGAAAACTGCTCTCCTCCATGCTCTCCTACTTTGATTTGTTTCGCTTTTCCATTAGCCTCTGTAATTTCCACAATAACCTCTACTTTTCTATCTTCTCCTAGTACGTATTCCAAAGTAGAAGATTCTATATTTTTATGTGCAGAATATTTTACCTTTCCCAATTTATCGGTGTAAAGCAAGTGAACATATAGAATTTTCTCCTTTGTATTAAACCAAACATTAGCAGTGAGATTATCTTGAATCTCCTTCAAAATATCGTATCCTGTCTTATTGTTTAGGGTATAGGTTTCATAAGTAAATTCGTAATCACAATCTATTGTATAGGTAGGATCTATCTGTTTACTGATATGAATAAGTAGATCTTTCAACGTAATTTCCTGGAGTTGTTCATTTTTCAAACTCTTTCTAAACAAGAATAAGGCATCTTCACATTCAATTACAATGGAACTATTGTTATACACAATCTTAGTTACATAGCCTCTAAACTCCTCTTCCAGCTGATTATCATACCCCAAGCATACCGTTACTTCCGTTCCGCGTTTAATATCCTCATGGACAAACAAGGGATTGTTATAGCGAAAAAGAGGTAAGGTAATGGTACAAGTAGCAGCTAATTTTTCCACAGACTTCTCAATTTCTACTGCATGCAAAAGATTGAGGTTATAGGTCTTTTCTTCCTCAGTTTTAAAACTGACTTGATAACACATGGTAACCATCTTATTATTCAAATAATTGTAGTGGTACATCAGATAAGGCTTTGATTTCATAAGCCAACACATTTTCGCCTTTTACAAAGGGAAAGCTAAAATCTTCTATAGCGATATAATGAATACCCATGATTTCAAAAATCGGGGAAGTAACGGCAATTTCCTTGCCCTGCAACAAATAATACTTTAACGATTCGAAGTCTTCCCTAGGAAAGGCTTGATCATAGGTTCCCCTTTCATTTTCCCCTAGTAAAACACCTGTAATTGAAATTTTATAATCATCAGTGCTCCAACGTTCTTTCACTGTACCATACGTACTTCCAGAGAATTGTTCGTTATACTTGAGCACCGAGCGTTTTACTATACTATTTTTTCCCTCAATACTGATTAAAGGTTCGTAGGGTAATGTAAAAGCGGTTCCTCCATCTACAGACAAAGTCAATGGAAAAAACTGTTGTTCTTTAGCAACTCGACTATTTACATTATTCCAAGAGGGGTCTGAATTATGAGAGACTACCGAAATACCTAAAGCTTGTTCTAGCGCTATAAAAGGAGGTGCTTGTTTAATAATTTTACCTCCCATTAACGAGCTCAATATCATATCATTCATCTTAATTTCCTGCATTTACAGCGGATCCCAATAGACGAAGTAAAGCATCGGTTACTTCTCCTTCCATGTCTTCTACTGATTCTTGGAATCCAGCTTTGTTAATATTGACAACACCTATTAAATCATTTAAACTAATGGTAATATAGTTGTGTTTTGTTCCTCCATTTGCAGTGGTTGCTGCTGCGTTTGAATTGTTTTGAGCTCCTTGACTGGTGTTAATCGACGTATCTATTTGCTGCGTACCAGGTGTTCCTTTAGTATCGGCAATACCAAAAGTCTGTTGATCTGTGATTTCTTTTAGTAGAGCGTTATCACCGAAGCCCATTTTTAATTTGATATCATTCAACATCCCCGCCTTTTCCTCCGTTTCTTCAGGAGTTACTAAATCCCATTTCTTTCTTAATTCCTCTACTTCTTTACCTGCATTCTTTGCCCAATCCCAATCTGTTAATTCTCCTATCCATCCTAGGACGCGTTGTATCGGATGTAAAAGTGTATCTAATAACACTTGTCCTATTCGCTTAAATCCTCCGAGTATTCCATCACTTTTAAACGCTTCTGTAATACTATCCCAATGTCTACCTATTAGAACAATAGCATTAATCAAAGTTCCCACAGGTCCCAGCATAGTTAATATCGTAGAACCCCAAGTATCGAAGTAATAAATAGCAGATGCTACTAAACTAATTACAAAGATGAAAGCCGCTATAAACAAGGTTATGGGATTAGCTAACATAGCTGCATTCAATTTCCACCAAGCTAAACTAGATAAATTCGTTACCGTAGTTAGAGCAGCTTGCCCTATAGCTGCCAAGAACATTCCCGTTTTCATAACCGCAAGAGCTAACATAACTGCACCTACTGCTAAGGCAAAACCCAATACCAAAGGATTTCCTTCTTCGATTTTATTTACAAGCCATCCCAAACCATTTGCTACCGCATCAAATGCAGCTCCTCCAAATTCCACTAACTTTTCTACAACAGGACCAATAACGATATAGAGTTGAAGTAAGCCTCCGTTTATTTTACGCATAAAATCCTCCCATTTCCCTCCTAATGTATCGGCTTGTTTCTCAAGCATATTGTGGAATTGTCCTCCTTCTCCTGTTGCGTCAAAAAACGCCTGCTTCAACCTATCAGTAGAAATCAACCCTTGATCCATTTCGGCTTTTAGCTCTTCCATAGATTTTCCGGTCGATTGAGACATTTGCAACAAAGGATTAAAACCAGCGCCAATTAGTTGATTTAATGTTCCACTTAAAAGTTTCCCCTCATTATTCACTTGTGTGTAAGCAGCGGCTAAACGCCCCAAAGATTCCCCATCTCCTCCGGAAATATCTCCCATTGAACTTAATAAAGGGGTGACGTCCTTTTGATCTACTCCCTGTCTCAACATGCCCTCAGCTGCACCTGACAAAGCGCCTTGATCCATTTTGATGCCACTGAGATCTTGCATCATTTTTTTTGCTGCTTTTTCCGAATGAAGTAAGACTTCAAAACTGACTTTATAGGAATCATTTTCCATTCCTGCACTAAGTGTTCTTTGAAGTAATAGCAACGGATTATTGAGCATTTTTCCAAAAGAAGATTCGTTGAATGTTTTTTTAAACCATGCGCCCAATTTATTTTCCGAGGTAATATTTTCAAGCTTACTTATTTGTTTTTCCAAAGCATTTACTTCATCGTTATAGGCACGAAGAGTTGTTAAATCCTTGGAATTGACTAATGCACGTTCATTTTTAAGTTTACCTTGACGCTCCTTTAATACATTAAGTGTCGCTCCTGTCTGACGCAATTGTTGTGATTCTTGTATCGAATCATGTCCCTCCCCTTGTCTTGCATTTGTACTATTTAGTCGATCTGCTCCTAATCGTTGCATTCCACTAAATGTATTCTCTCTTGCTTCTTCTATATATTCTGATAAATTAGCCATGTCCTACTTTTGATTCTTCTTTTCTTATCCATTCCAACTCTCTAAATCGATGCGCCCATTCCCATAATTCCATATCGTAAGGTTCTAGTTTCAAATAATATCGAATAGCTCCATGTATCTTCCGAATACTACTGATCCATTGATCTAACGCCTTGTAATATTCTTCCTGGGTTAGTTGTTTTCCTTTTCCAGAAGAAGAAGTAGGAGAAGTCATTTGGCGCTCAAATAGTGCTTCTCCTAAAGCTTTTCCACCTCAACACGCTCAATTTCAACAACCATCATCATCTGAGAAGCAAAAGCATTGACTTTATACTCATCTTCTCGGATATCTTCATTAAGTGCTAACAAACAAGTATCAAAGAGATGTTTGTTATAAGAAATGAATTTATTTTGTGCCAACATCGTCTGACCGTATTCGATTTCTTTCATCGTGGGTCTGCGAACAATAGCATACACACCACTATCTGATTTTAATTTATGTACAACCTTATGTTGCTGTTTAAACATTTCCACTTGCTCTGGAGTTACTTCTCCAATAAAAACTTTATTCATTTTCTGTGATTTTTTTAAAAGAAAAGCCTCCTCTTTACGGAGGCTTTTTCAATTGATTTTTATTCTATTTTATACTCCACTTACTACGCGTAAAGCTAAAAATGGCAATGTAATTTCAGCGCGTTTATCGCCTTGTTTCCACTCTCTTACATCTTCTGTAAATCGAATACCGATAATTCGATCCGTACGCATTGCTTCACCTTCAGATGGATTCCCATAATTCACGATTGCATCCAAATTCAAGGATAATAAGCTTTGATTTACGCCTGCTTTCTGTAAGGCAATTACCTCGCTTTGCAGTAAAGTAATCTCCCCATCGACAGCGATATTTCCACTTTGAATGGAATGCGCATAGCGCCCTTTACCATAGCTTGCTTCGCGTTCTACTTTTTCTCCATACTTAATTCCTGTAATCCCTACTACTTCACGATTACCTAATACGAGTGAAATATCACCCCATTCATACTCACGGCCTCCTACAACTACCATATTACTTTTGATTTACGGGTACAAAACCCAATTCTACATTGATGAAACGATTATACCCTAATGGGCGAACTTGTACAGTCAGTTTTACTTGCCCTGTACTGACAACATTGTGTTTTAAATCCACTTTACAAATCACCCCTCTGTCATTTGGGTTTGCTGCATCTACGCTCAATTCTCCAGCAGCTGTCATCGCGTTGTTAATCGTCGATTCTACTGCATTTTCAATTGTTTTAGCATAAATAGCGCTGATTGTTCCATCGGGCATTACATTGCTATTGTCTAATAAGAAATCTAGCATTGCGATATACACTAAACGAAACGCTTTGTCGATGGTTCTTCTTCTTGCAATATTGTGATAGTCATCAGTTTCACTCGTTGCCAACACATCATCAATCATAAAGTACCCTGCTTTTCCTTGGTGGAAACGGAAAGAATTATAGCCTTTGTCGTTCAACGCTTCTACGTCATACTGATCTACAGCTGTATCCCCAATAAATAGCGTTAACGGTTTTAATGCACCATCGCGCACACGTCCCATATTTACCTGAACGCCAACAGCAGACAATCTTCCCATAACAACACCTGTGGCAGCCCCTTTACTGTCTTTCTCAGTATCTCCAAGCAACACAGCAATACGGTTAAAGTTTTTCTCAGTTAAGTTTTCTAAAGCTACTTTATCCCCGTCAAAGGCATATCCCTCAAGTAAAACAAAGAAAGGAGCATATACGCGTTGGGTATAGTTTTCAGCTACTTGTTGTGCCAAAGACATGGCCAATGCCACCTCTTTATCCAATCCTTTTGCCACTGTAATTTCAACCGTCGCATCTGGATCATAAGCTGTAAATAATCCTCTCAACTTTCCTTGCGCTGCATTCAATAAGGTTTCTGCTAAAACAATACCTTCTTTTTCATCAAACCAATCAGATAGCTTCGTTTTCTTGTCAATTCCCATCAACCATAACTCTGCCCCATCACCAGCTTCTGCGTAGAATTCTTTTACTGTTTTGTACAATTTACTATTGGTCGAATCTGCTAAAATCCCCAACGCTACTAAATCGCGCATTGATTTTAACTGATAAGCTTTATTTAATTCGAATGTATCCGCTACAGCAACTGCAGAAGCTAATAATCCGAAAACTCCATCGGGAGAAGAAACCACCTGTCCTAGGTTTCCATTTTGAAATTGTATATTAATCTTTGGTAACATAACTTTAATTTTTTCTCATTTCTTTCTATTCACTACAATTCAATTCGTTAGAAGTATTGTAGCACTCCTTTCTGTTTTTAACAGCCCCTGGTGACTGTTCATGCTCGTTTCTCTTTTTCAACTTTTTCCTTTTTATCCACAATGCCATTGCTTACCTTCTTGATCGGAAAATATAGCCTCCGCTACCTATTGCAAGCAACAACAGAAAGATTCGACCTAACCACAGTTGAGTAGATTGCCACCAAGATAATTCGAGCGGTACAGGCACGGGAATTCTGACTTCTTTCACCGTTTTTTCTTGAATGTATTGGTCTTTCCATTCAAAAAATAGTCGTTGAGCTTCCACATGGCAATCGACAATCAACTTATTTCCATGGATTTGGACGGCTGGTGGTTGCAACACCTTTTGTTTACTGCGCTTGATATTCGCATCTTTCACAACGATTTTATTGCCTTGTATCGCAAGTTCCGCTACATATTGACTTTGATCTGCTTCTACTTGCCATAGCGTGTCCCTTTTTACTTCTTCAACTGTTCGTGTTACTTTTTCTGTGGATGTAGGTTGGAGACTGATGACTTTCTTGTTGCTAGAACAACTGGAAACTCCAATAGAAAGCATCGCTACACTCACCACAAACAGATTTCGTTTACTCTTTTTCATGGATTTACAATTCTTTAAAAAGGTCGGATAAACCCTTTGTTGATTGAACTAATTTTTCTTGTCTTTTCTGCCACGATATACCCTTCTCGACTGGCCTCATCATTTGTATTTCCTTCAATTGTTCGGATTGAATCCCCAATTACCTCTACCACAATTCCTGTATGTCCCATTCCTCTTCCGAAATCCATAATAAATACATCGCCTGGTTGAGGAGTAGTCACGCGAAGCTTTTCGCGTGAGTTCCATTGATCCAAAACGCCTCCTGTCTTTTTAAGGGAATTTGACACACCGTAATCTTGACAAACTTCTTGTACACACCAGTAAACGAAAGCCATACACCAAGCATATCCCTCCCCGAGGCCCACACTATTTAAATACTTTTTCACTCCCGGGCCTTTGTTATTCTTCAAGGGCCACTCTTGAACTTTTACTTGACTTTTTGCCTGTACGATTAATTGCTTGGATCCTGTCATTCTCGCTTTCCATTTAACTGTTTATACTTTCTCAATTCGGCTATCAACTCCCTATTTTGCTTTGCTAAAATCTCGAGCCTTTGCTCTAAATTTTTAATCTCTAGCCTTGCTGTATTTAGCTCGTCAATAGCTTCTCGGTGTAAATGAGAGGTATTGTATAATTCGGCTGTTGCTTCCTTCAACTTATTCCCTAAATCATCTACATATTCTCTATAATATTTCAGTGACTTCTCTACATTTTCCAATTCCGAAGCTTGCACTTCTACTTTTTTCTTTTTTCGAGTCGCCCACCAAGTGGCAAGAGAAGAAACCAAACCAACAACTGCTACAATAAATGTCTCATTCATACATGAACTGTTATTATCAGTGAGATGATTTTAAAAAACAGTGCGAGGTACACTAGATTTTCTTGTCATGAATTCGAAAACCTTCATACAGCGTTTTGATTCTTTTTTTATTGTACTTTTACTTTGTTTAAAATCCATGGATTAAAAGCACAACTCCGTTTTTACTTCCTAGTACTTGGTGTTTATCCAAGCATGATATCTTCTAGTTATTTCAATTGGATTACGTATTTATCTTCACGCTTATTTGGTGTATACCGCACCTATTTCCTTATCATCTCGAGAACAAAATTGCGGCATTTTGGGTAGGTATTCAATTCGTTGTTTGGCATCCAAACACAAGTGTCCGATTGCAAAACAATAGTGTTCAATCTCCCTACAATTCTCTCCTATTCAAAGCACAAAAGCAATCAAAAAAAGAAAGTATTTCCTCTAAGAAATAACGACATAGAAACGGGCTGACTTTCTTTTACTCACTTAAAAAAAGACATAAAAAAAAAAGAGAAGAATTTCTTTTGCTACTACCATTAGTAACAAAAGAAATTCTTCTCTTTTTTACGTCTTTATTTTTACAATCAGCAAGCTGATTCTTTCTAATCCTTACAACAAATTCAATTGTTTACATTCCTCTTCTACCCGCATTAATTCTTTGTGTACTGCTGTTCCTAGAACCTCATATAATGTGGTTCGAGAAATAGGGTAAACAGGATATATATATTTACGCCATACCACACTCACGGGGATATCAGGCGTCTTATGCTCATTATACAAATCTAATATAAGTTGGTATCGACGTAGTTTATTCAATGTACGTCCTAATTGTTGTGACTTCATACAACCAAAATCATTTTCAGTATCAAACACTTTTCATTGTGTTTTTATACCCATTAAACATTTTTACTTTCCAACTGTACAACTCGACACACTCCAACATGAATCCTACAGTTCTTCTCCTTCTTTTCCTTTTAATTTTTTATTTTCTTACGCCTCAAAAAATTAAATAACCTATTACTTCCTGCTCTGCTTCTTTCTCTCTTGCTTTTTATCTCCTAGATTAACATCGAGACAAATCAATCAAAACATTTTCCTTTCACTCTTTATCTTTTGAGTGCCTGTATTTTTTCTTCAATTGCTTCATTCACCTGATAAGGGCGTAATTCTTCCTCTGATCCCATACTCAATAAGTATCCTCTTTCTTGATTGATTACGATACGTTCACCTGGTGTAAAGTATCCGGTGTTAGCTGTGGCTTTTAAAACCTCATAAAGCTCCATTTCTCGCTGTAGATTTTGATTCATCTTGTTGTGTTTTTAATTGTTTTTCTAATTTCTGTTTGTCTTGTAAAATAAGGGTGTAGTTAGGATGGCTGCCGTTGTATTTGAGCCATTCTTCTAATTCCCTTAGTTTCTGTGTGAGTTGGCTAGCTGTCATCTTCGTTGTGTTAGATGGAATGGAATATTGATATATTTTGCGATATAAATCGCAAATTCAACTAAAAAGCACCTATATTTTCGCATCAAAGAGGTTCTAATCGTGTCATTTTTCGTAGATGCTGAACGAAATTCTTCGTTAAAATGCATTGTGGTGTTGATTTTTTCCATATATTTACTCGCTTTTAGGTTTGATCTTCTTGTACAAGACAAATATGCGACAATTTTAGTAAAAAACAAATAATTTTGCGATGAATATAGTAACAACAAAGGAAAGAATACTACAATATATTGATTACAAAGGAATTAGTATTAGTGAATTCTTGAGAAGCACCGCTATAAAACGAGGGTTTTTAGACGCAGATAAATTAAATTCTGCCGTTTCTGATATTTTTGTAGCGAAAATAATCGCGACTTATAGTGATTTAAATTTAGAATGGCTAATCACAGGTGAGGGTCAAATGCTAAAAGAGAATAATGGTCAAGCAGACGACCTCATTGCGGAACCCACTGTATCTTTCCGAAAAACAGCGGATCCCATCAAAGACTTTCAGAAAATCCCTCTATTTAATTCTATGGCAACCATGGGGTTATTGCCAAAATCCAACGGAGATTTTGACGATGAGTTTATTGTAGATTACTTAAGTGTTCCCAATCTTCCAAGTGTTGATGGAGCACTCTATGCCACAGGAGATTCGATGTACCCTCTATTAAAAGCAGGTGATATTGTTGCTTTTAAGAAAGTGGATGTTGATATCAACAATATTTTCTTTGGTGAGATTTACATCTTATCCATCTATATTGACGATCATTCCACTTACAAAACGATTAAGTTTCTTCAGAAATCAGAAAAAGGAGAAGCTTATGTGCGATTAGTGAGCCAGAATCAACATCACCAGGATAAAGACATTCCCCTAAATAAAATCGCAGCTATGGCGCTTGTACGTGCTTCTATCCGAATTCACAATTAA